ATGAGCTGGAAAAAGCATTTTACATTAGTAAAGAATAGTAGTCCACTTACAAACGTAAGTACTGGAGGCAGTAGTGACGGCACAAAATACAGTCACTATGCTAGTCATTTACCTGAAGTTTATATAGGACATCCTAATCGTACTGAACGTTATGGACAGTATGAAACTATGGATATTGACAGTGAGATAAATGCTGCACTGGATATTCTTGCTGAGTTCTGTACACAAGTTAACAAAGAAAACGGCACTGGATTTGATATACATTTTAATGAAAATCCAACTGAAAGTGAAGTTGATATTATCAAAAAGCAGTTACTTAATTGGAATAATCTAAACGATTTTAACCAAAGACTTTTTAAAATTTTTCGTAACGTGTTAAAATACGGCGATCAAGTATTCATTCGTGATCCGGAAACATTTGAGTGGTTTTGGACAGAAATGAACAAAGTTACTAAAATTATTGTTAATGAGAGTGAAGGTAAAAAGCCTGATCAGTATGTTATAAAAGATATTAATCCAAACTTTGAAAACTTAACTGCTACTGCAAATACTTTTGCTGATCCCGGCCAACAGGGTGATTTATACAAAAATAGAGGCTACATACAACCTAGTAACATTTATGATGGTAGTGGAGGTGCTACTGCACAAGGACGTTTTGATCGTGCATTAAATGAAAAAGCAGTTGAAGCAGATCACATAGTTCATACTAGTTTAACAGAAGGTTTAGATCCTAACTGGCCTTTTGGTAACAGTATATTAGAACAAGTTTTTAAAGTATTCAAACAAAAAGAATTGCTTGAAGATGCAATTATTATCTATCGTATACAACGTGCACCTGAAAGACGTGTGTTTTATATAGACGTAGGTAATATGCCTAGTCATATGGCTATGAGTTTCGTTGAACGTGTTAAAAATGAAATACACCAGAGACGTATACCAAGTAAAACTGGTGGTGGTGTTAACATTATGGACACAACTTATAATCCACTTAGTACCAATGAAGATTATTTTTTTCCACAAACTGCAGAAGGACGTGGATCTAAAGTTGATACATTACCAGGCGGTACTAATTTAGGTGAAATTGACGATTTAAAATATTTTACTAACAAGTTATTCCGTGGATTACGTATACCAAGCAGTTATTTGCCAACAGGAATTGAAGAATCACCGGGTGCATACAATGACGGTCGTGTTGGTACTGCAATGATTCAGGAAAAACGTTTTAATGAATATTGTATCAGACTACAAAGACTAGTTGCTAGAACATTTGACAGAGAATTTAAAATGTATCTCAAGTGGCGTGGCGTAGAGATAGACAACGGTACATTTGAATTACGTTTTAATGAGCCACAAAACTTTAGTAGTTTTCGTGAAACTGAAATGGATGCGGCTAGAATTGGTACATTTACTAGTTTAGAACAGTATCCATATTTGAGTAAACGTTTTCTAATGCAACGTTACTTGGGTATGAGCGAAGAAGAAATGCTAGAAAATACAAAAATGTGGCGTGAAGAAAATGCTGATGTCAGTGTTGATAGTGAACTACCTAGTATGCGTAGTGTTGGTGTAACTGCAGGCGGTATACAATCAGATCTAGACACATTTACACCAGAAACTCCTGTTGATGATCAAGCAGAAACAGAGGGCGGTGGCGAAGAAGGTGGCGCCGGAGAAGCCGACGCAACAGGCACTGAAAGTCCAGTAGGCTCAGCAACACCTGAAGCATAATAAATACGCTATAGGAGACTTCTATGGCGTTTAGAAAACTTTTCTTTAAATGAGTGCAAGGTATTCGCGACAACTATGTGTTGCAAGAAGGTGATATTGCACTTGATGAAGATGATTTTAAACTTTACAGAGGCGATGGCACAACTGTAGGTGGCATTGTAATCAGTGGTGCAGGTGGTGGCGGTGGCATAGCACTTACAGACATCAGTGTTACACAGGCTAGTGCCAGTGGCGCAGGCACACTAGCATACAACAGTTCAACAGGTGTAATCACATATACTCCACCCACAGCAAGTGGACTTGGCGCTTTAACAAGTGTAGCATTTGCAGATGTTACAAGTAAACCCACAACAATAGCAGGATATGGTATTACAGATGCATTTGATGGTGCATATGGAAGCCTGTCGGGCACTCCCACTATACCTTCAGCACTTACAGATTTAGGTATTAGCGATGGCACTAATGGGCAAGTTCTCACTACAGATGGTTCAGGTGGTTTTACATTTGAAGATTCAAGTGGTGGAGGAGGCAGTAGCCTACAAAGCAGAACTACAAAAGATGGTGTTACAGGCTTTCTAATAGATGGCAATCAGGCTTCCGTTGATATCACAGGATTTAAAGGATATGCACTGCTCAAAGTATACACAAGCAGAGCGGCTAGAGTGCGTATATACACAGATGACGCAAGTAGAGCAGCAGACCAAGATAGAGCAGAAGGTACAGACCCTACAGCAGATGCAGGTGTCATAGCAGAAGTTATCACAACAGGTGCTGAAACTGTGCTAATATCTCCTGGTGCTTTTGGTTTCAACAACGAAAGCACACCCACAACAACTATTCCTACTATGATTACAAATAAAAGTGGTAGTACAAGCGTAATAACAGTTACACTTACTTTATTACAACTGGAGTCATAATGGAACTGTTCCAAGTCACACTGAAACGTGGTGAAGACATCCAAGCATTTTATGATGATATGGAAACACCAGGTGGTGCTCTACACATTCCAGATAGGAGTGTTGACTGTGAGGACAGACGACCAACTTCAAGAACCACAGGTTATATGCTCACAATGGAAGAAGCACAAACGGTTGCGGCTGACGAACGTGTGCAACAGGTGATGCCACAATCAGTTTTAGATAGAGATATCACAATCTCAGAATCAACTTACACAGGTAGATTTGACAAAAGTCCTGCTGGTCTTGCCACAGGCACACAAACATTCACAAGAGCAGACGGCACAGGTCCAGCAATAAACTATTCGGTTAGCCACAGAAGTTGGGGACTATTGAGACACATAGAAAGCACCAACAGATCAGGTTGGGGTAGTGATGCTACAGGTTCAGATAGATATGTTGATACCAGCGTGACATATTCAGCAAGTGGTAAGAATGTGGATGTGATCATAGTGGACCAGCACACTTGGTATGACCACGAAGATTTTTTTAGTAGAGCAGTGGACTACAACTGGGGACAACACTACAACACAATCACAGGTGGCACAAAC